TTGCACAAACATATATAGTATTAATTTTTAAATTATATGGTACTATAAAAGTAGTATCATCATTACCATAATCAATTAAAGAAGATTGCTCTGCTATTGAACCTCCAGCTATTGGTATATATTCTAAATTAGAGCCACCATGATAAAAAGCAGAAGTTAAAAAAAACTTAGAACTTGCATCTACATATGCTTTTATAGATTCACTTGAAGATGCTTTTGTGCTTGTAGCACTACTCATATCATCATTATCTATAAATTCTGTTATATAACCACCATCATTAAATCCAATTCTTTGAGCATCTACAAGTCTTTGGTCATTTAAAGTTAAAGTTCCTCCAAAAGAAGTAGTACCTGAAAATATAACACCAGAAGAAGAGTCATTACCTAAAGTAATTTCAGATGTATTTGCACTTGATGAGTTTTTTATTTCCAATGCAGTAGTTAATGTACTATTTAAAGCAACTTTAAAACTAAGTTTACCATCCTCAGTTCCCCCACTTGCATCTGATATTTCACCAAGTATTTGAGTATATGTAGTTACATTGCCCCCATCATCATCACTTTTAAAATCTATCCTACCTATATCATCACCATCTTGACCTACATCATTACTTGGATTAACTTCAAATGAAAGCACAGGAGGTGTTCCATATTGGTCAGATGTATTTTTTAATGCTAATCTTGGAGTAGCTGAACCACTATCTTGTATAGTGACATCTCCACCATCTGCATCTAAGATAATATCTCCACTTGAAGTTATTGTTAAATCTGTTCCATCTCCTGCAATATGCTCTCCAGCATCACCAAATATAATTTTTGTATTATCAGTTAAAGTTGTATCGCCTGTTATAGTACCACCTGCAAGAGGTAGATAGCTTCCCAATGTAGTTACTAAAGTAAGATCTATTGCATTACCACTATTTAATGAAGCATGTTGATATTTTAATTTATCATCTGAAGTATCTAAAAATAATATCCCTGCTCCATCACCAGGTATACCACCACCACTTGGTGCAGTTGCTTCAGTAAACTTTAAAACTCCTTTAGGGATATTTACTTGTGCATTATTTGTATCAAAGCTAAGTATAGTATGTGAGCCACCACTATATTTAAACATTCCTGTAGCAGTTCCAGAAGGTAAAGCAAATATAGGAGATTTTGCACTACCAGATAATCCACCTAAATCTATATATCTGCTACCTGAAACTTCTTCCTCTTCAACTAATGTAGTAGATTTAGTAGCACCATGTTTTCTAAAAGATAAATAATCTATCCCACTTGAAGAATCTTTTTCTAACCTTATAGCTCCTTGCTCAGATTTAGTATTTCCTATATATATACTATTACCTGATACAACTAAAGAGTCTATGGGGTTGTCTGGCTCACCAACTACAAATCCAGAGCTTTCTGGAATAACTTTACTTGAAGCATTTAAAGTTTTATACCATCTTCCTAAAGCTTTAAAATAAAGAAAGACACCTTCATCTGTTTGTCTTATAGAAAAGTCTCCATCATTGCCTTCAGAATTTAAAGGTTTATGTTTTTTTATTTGAGATTTTTCTTGCTTTCTTTGAGAAAGACCTCTTGTCTGTCTATTCCAAGACATTATTTAACATTTTTTGTTCTGTAAACTAAACTAAGATTGTCTATTTCAAAATCAGAAGGAACTGTAGTTGTTCCTGGAGTAGTTACATCTAATTTAATTCCAACACTATAAATATTATTAGCTTCACTTGATACAGCTGGTTTTAATTCAGCTTTTGACCACTCAGCTTCTTTATATATTGAAACTTGTCTAATTAGATTTTTTTGATAAACACCAGTAGCTGAATCCCAATTTGCAAATAATGCTGGATCATTATTATCAGAAACTACAGATCTAAAACAAACAGATACACTTGTATCGCTTGTAGTAAAATTAAAAGAATATTTACCTGTTTCGCTTACTACTTTAAAAGCTACATCATTACTGTCTGAAATTAAAGCTGCATGATTTGTAGTTTCTGTACATATATAACACATTAAATCTGTATTAGGAAATGCATTTTGATATATTGAAGCATCCCATTTGTAGTAATCAAATTCTACTTTATAAGTTTTATTAGAAACAGTAGTTAAGTTTTGCCATAATATAATATCACTATCTGCATCATTTACTATTTCAGCTTGATTTCCAGGAGCACCATTTATAAAAACTTGACCTCCTGCACCAGCTGCTGCTACTTTCCAAGAAGAACCAGTTAAAGTTGTTACTCCTACACCCATAACTCCATTTACATTTGATGCAGTGCTAAAATTATTATTAGATACTATTTGTCCTGAATTAGCTGTTGTTTCAGTTAATATCTGATTTCCAGAACCATCATCTGCTAAACCTGTACCATTAGCAAATAAAAGTGGACTTCCATAGTTTCCATTTACAGCATAAGTAGCTTGAACATTAGTAACACCTCCAGCTCTAAACTGAAGATAAGCTTTATAAAACTTTTTCCTTACATTAGGTTGTCCAAAATCTACATCTTTAAAATATAAACTAAACTCATTATGACCAGCAGATGTATCTTGCCAAACAAGAATATCTAAAGTAGACTCAGGATATACAGCAGTTGTTCCATCTGAAGAATCATTTATAGTTAGTTGAGCTAAATGAATATTTCCATCATTATTTGATATAAAATTGCTTCTTCTTTTAGACCAATCACCAAAAGCTCCTGCTCCAAAACTCCATGCTTTTTTTATAAAATCATATACATAGCCATCATTTGAATAAGCACCAGCCATTCCTCCTGATATTAAAAGCTTTTTATCTCTTGACATATAGCCTATTACTGGGCTTTTGCTTTCATTTATAGTCCACTTCATTGAAGGAGTTATACTTCTTGCTTTAGAAGCACTGAGACTATTTAATATAAGATTTATAGGCTGTTCTGTACCTGTGTATATATAACAACCTTTATTATTTATCCAAGCAACTCCAAATTCAGTAGCTGTTACTTGAGATTGAAAGTTTACACCTAAGTCACTAAATTTAGCTTCTACAAACTCAGTTCCATCTTGTGCTACATTTATAATATAAACAGATTTCTTTTTAAATACTACTAGTCTATCTCCAAAGCCTTCTAAAGCTGTTATTGAGTCTCCATCATTAGCAGCTACATCCATTTTATGAGTAGCAGGAAAAGTGTCGTATTGAGGATTACCTTCAAAGTTTATAGGACTTCTAATAATTCTATCAGGAAAAGTTTTACTGTCTTGTTGTATATTTCCAATATAAACTCTATTGTTAAATATAGTATGACATTTAAATTCTGCATCAGTAACTTCAGAAGCACTATAACCATTAAGCATATCATAAGTAACAGTTTTAGGCATATCTTCAAATTTAAATACATTTGTTACTGCACAAAAATTGTCAGCATTACCTGTAGCTATAATACCATTAGGGCATTCATAAGTCTCATCATCTTCATGTTCTTGCCAAGGGATATGATCAGTTTCATTAAATTTTTTACATCCTTTAATAAAATCTATATCTAAAAGATGATATTTAATTCCATGTCCATCAGCTGGATCTGAATAATAAACTCTACCACCTGTTATTCTTTCATTAAATTTTACACCACTATTTTCCCAGTCAATAGTTACACCAAGAAAAAGACTTTGATCTACTACTCCAGTTACTACAGTTTCAATTCCAGTTGGAGATTCTTGAGAGCCATCATATATATAACTTAAATAAAGCCTGTAATCTGTATTTGCTATCCATGTTCCTGCAGCATGATCATTCCAAAAGTAATGTACAGTTAAATAATTAGCTGTTTCTTCTACATTAGCTGTATTGCTAAATTGAGCTTGACCAGGATGCTCTGAGCCTATTGTAGAATTGTCAAAAGATGTAGTAGATGGTGGCATAAGTTTAGTTGTAGTTGTATACCATTTATTTATAGAAGGCTCATCATCTGATTGACCAAATAAATCTCTTTTTATATGCCCATGCCATCTTGTTTTAACATTTGTATCAAATAACTTGTTATAAACTCTTAAAGCTGAATCTGCAAAATAATATCCAATCTTTCTGTCACCATCTCCTGGATCAGCTCCAATATCTATAGCTTTATGCATCCAGCTTTTATCATAACCTGTCTCATATATAGATATATGCTCTTGATTACTTATTGCATAAAATTCAGAACCTGAATCTGAAACAACTGGAACATTAGTTGATCCAGCTAAATCTGTATGTGTGCCTATTATTTTTGTTACATATAATTTTTCATTATTAGCAACATCTACTTGTGTTCCTAAAGTTGCAAATGTAATTGAAGTATCTGAACCTATTGCTGTTATTAATCCTATATTTTGACCTACAGAATTTAATACATTATCTCCAATAGCAAATGCTTCAGTTGCATTTCCTGTTTCTACTGTTATAGCACTTGCAGTTCCTGCATCATAACCACTTGAATTATTAATCTGAACAATATTATTAGAATTATCTCTTGCTGGTAAAAGTTCAAGCATATTATAGTCATGAGAGAATTGAAAAAAACTATCTCCAGCATCAAATCCTTTTAAGTCTAATGAAGAACTTTTTATACCTGAACCTGTAAAGTTCCCTATCATTCTAATTCTACCTTTTTCATCAAAAGTAGCAGATTTAGCTTCAATTACTTGATTGTCTTGAACATCTCTTGGTGAGTCTATACCATTAATTCCACCAGAAAAATCAGATTGATTGTATATTTGTTTAGGCAATTACTTCTTCTCTATAGCATCTTGTAAAGCTTCTTGCATAGCTTCATATAATGCATCTAATAACTCAGCTTCTGTTTCTTCTGAAATCATAGGTAAGTTCATTTTTTTGTTAAGCTGTTTAATAACTTTTTCTTTAGTATCATCATTTAATATCATTTCAACAGCAATCTTTTTTATCGCAGCTACAAGCTTATTCATCATTTTCCTTTATATATTGTTTTATTGCAGAGATTTCTCTCTCTATGTCTTTAAATCTTTTGTCTTGTTCTTGAAAGACATCTGTAATTTCATCTATGATAGGAAATCTTTTTCCTAACTTATCATCAATAGCATCTAATGCTATCTTAACAATCCTATTTTTTAAGCTTTCACCTATCATATATCTCCATGCAGTAAGGGTAGGACTCGAACCTACACAAGCATCTCCCCGACAAAATGCTTACTACCTAAACAGGGTAGCGTGTCTGCCAATTCCACCACCTTACTATTTTAAAAGTTTTCTTATCAATTTGCTTATTATATATACTATTAAAGCAAAGATAATCCAGGGCATACTAAATATTAAAACTTCTTTCAATCTTGTTTCTTATTTTGTTTAAACCAAAAATCTACAACCTTACTAAAAGAAGCTAAGAATGTACCTACTATGATATTAAGCAAGTCTCTAAAGTTATCTTCAAGCTGTAATACTGGATGAAATAATAAGTATATTATCCAAAAAAAACAACCAAAAATAAATAGAGTGATAGTAAATTGCATCCAATCTGGAAGTCCATCACCACCATTCATTATATCTAACTCAAAAGCAGTATGCTTCTTTTCCTCTTCTTGCTTCTTAGGTCTTCCTGCAGG